ACCCCAACCTCTCTTGGCGAACTTGGTTTAGAAGAGATCATCTAAAGCCATGCCGTACTTCACGGATGCAACAGATGATGTACTGTCGGTAGCTGTCACGCCAAGCTTTGATGGTGGACAGGTATCTGGAATTAGCCCCAATCTTATTGCGGATAACGCAGCCTCCGAGCTGCTTAACATGACCATTTCGCCCAATGGCAACCTTCAAACTCGCCAAGGCATTGAGACAGTTTCGACAAGTTTTTCTACGGCAAGCACAATTCAAGGCATGTTCTATTTCGATACACCAAACATTGAGACAATTATTCTGGCCACAAACGGATCTCTTTATTCTTACAATACAGGTTCAAGCACGTTCTCGACTACTGGCGGAACATCTGCAAATTCCACAAATCAAATTGAGTTTGCCCAGCTAAACAATAAATTATTTTGGGCAGACGGACAGAGTTTTTTGCAGTTTAGCGACGGAACCACAGGAGCAACAAATTATAGGCAGGGAACAAAACTTGCTTCTGTGTCAATTACATATCCAGGTGTTGGATATACATCAGCACCAGCAGTAACAGTTTCTGCACCACAAATGGGTTATGGCACAACAGCAACAGCAGTTGCATCTTATGCTGCATCACAGGGTGGTATTGTTACTGGAATAACAGTTACCAATGGTGGTTCTGGATATACATCTGCACCAACTATAACGATAGCACCACCATCATCTGGAACCGCAGCAACTGCAACTGGAGTAATCTCAACACAATTAGCCCCTACTGGCCTGCGCCTAATTAAGTCATTCACCAATCGTCTATTCGCAGTAGGCACAGGCGAGAGTCGCAACACTCTTTACGCCTCTGACATTCTCGATCCAGAGATATGGAAGACTACAAATTCAATCATTGTGGGTGGTGACGATGGTGAAGATATTATTGCAATCCAACCCTTCTACGGATTCCAGATCATCGTGTTTAAGAGGAATAGGATCTACCTGGTTGATGTCACGCCAAGCACGACTGTGACATCAGGAACAAGCGTGTTGTCGCTTACCAATAGCGCAGCAGAGTGGACTGTTCAGACAATTTCAAATAGGATTGGTTGTATCGCAGGCAGATCAGTTGCCCTAGTAAACAAGGACGTATTCTTCTTGGCCAATGACGGCATACGATCAATCTCAAGGTCTTTGGCGGATGACTTTTCGACAGTTGGCCTCACAATAAGCGAGCCAGTTAAGGACATCATCGCAAGGATCAACAGAAGCTTTATTGAGACTTGCAATGCCACATTCCACAACAATCGATATCTCCTCGCCATACCCCTAGATTCAGCAACAAATCCAAGCCACATATTGGTGTACAACTCAATCTTCAATTGCTTCGAAGGCTTGTGGGAAGTAGCAGCAGCAAGGATGGTTGAGACAAGCTTTACTTCTGGATTCTCTACAAACACAATTAAGCTTTGCGTAGGCACAACCAACTCAAGGGTTGGTCACCTTACGGATTATAAGGATTCAGATTCAGTTGACATAAATACAGGGTTCCAAGATTTTGGTACTGGCTATACGAGCAGGGTGGTCACAAAGGCGTATGAATTTGATGATCGCTTTGCCCTAAAGTACGGATCGCACTATGAGATTGAATTCTTCAATTCTGGATCTACCAATGCGACGATAAGTATGCGCAGGGATACAGATGGTAACGACATTATTCTTGGCACGAATGTTGACACAACCTCGCCTGACGGATTGACGCTCCCATTTACACTTCCAGCCACACTAAGCGCGAAGGTTGTCAAGCGTAGGGCGGATAGTCTTAGGTCATACGACAAGTGGCGCAATATCAAGATGAAGGTTGAGGCTGCTAGTAGGAAGCTCTCTATTCGAGGGGTTATTATGGCAGCAAATCCAGATACAATTCAGATTCAGCAAAACATATGACCCAGGTAGAGTTTCTTGAGAAAAGTGGCGTTTCCGAGGCGATGTGGCCTAACTTTAGGGAGTGGGTGGCATGGTTTGATAAACAGGGACTTATGGGTACATTAAGGAACAGGAATGATGAGATTTTAGGCGTTGCCCTAGCTCGGTGCGTCAATAGTGGCCCTGAAGTAGGCCACTACGTCCACGACGAGCATGGAGACAATATCTTTGTTGACTTGTGTGCTACTAGTGGTATTAGAAATGCTGAGTCGGTAGCCCCACTCAAAGGCTTGCTATTGATCCTGTTGGATCGATTCGGACCACGCAAGCGAATCATTTTTAAACGTTTAGGACAACCAAAGGAGTACGATTACTACAAATTCATGAGAAAGGCATTAGCTTAATATGGGAGGCAAACCATCAATTCCATCACCTCCGCCACCGCCAGACCCTATGGCCGTAGCGCAGGCTAATGCCGAAATGTATCGCAAGAACATTGACACCTATATCGAGAAATCCCCTGCTATGGCCGAGCTTGAGAACAAGCTTCGCATGCAGTATATGCCCCAGCAGAGGGAGCTGGAGAGGCAGTTGTCCGCCCTAGACCAGGCTTCCTCCGTAAAATCAAACCTTGAGCTGGAACGCCAGTTTGGCGCACAGCGCACCTTGGAATCGCTTCGCAGGCAGTACGAGTACTCGCCAGAGGCGTTTGCCTTGAACAAGGGTCTTGGTCAGCAGATGACAACTCAGTTTGCTCGTCTTTATGGGCAAAGCCCATATGGCGCAGTTCAACCAGAAGTTGCGTTCTCACAAGGCGCAGCTCCTGTCGATTATTTCTCAACCATTGGAACAAATGTTTCCAATCCGAACATGAGTGTTTAATATGGCAGTATTATCAAAGCAAGAATTTTTCAATAAACAATACAAGCCGAGCATTGGTGGCGATGCTGGACTTCTTGCGCTTTATCCGAGTGGCGGAAGAAGCGCAGGTAATGTAGACGGAAGTCCCAGGGTTCCTGACTACAACCAATTTTTGGCTGGCACATCAACCTATTCGCACAGGCATGACGGCAAGGTTTACTCCATGTCCGCAAAGGACCCAGCAGGAATGGCCAAGAATTTTGATGATGCTTACAACAAGTACTTGGCAGACGAAGAATTTAAATCAGCAGAAGCAGTAGCAGCCAGAAAGCTTGACGAGAGCTACACCAAGCAAGCAGGCGAACTAAATACTGCTGCTGGCCAGATTAGGGCTGGTGCAACTGGACTAAGTGGTGCATTAACCGCTCTGTCTGGAGAAAGAAACTATGGTGCGTCCAACCTTGGCACAAAGCTTAACTTCCAGGTTTCCGACGATCAGATCATAAACGATTACAACGAAGCAAAACTAAATTCGCTCAAATCTGTTCTTGATCGAGGCAACACTCAGATTGTCGGCATTAACGACAAGATTGTTTCAACCAACGAATTGCTTTCCAAGTTAAAAGCCGATGACCCTAGGCGCGCTCCGCTTGAGGCATCACTCAAAACTCTTAACGAAGACATCAAAAGCGTCAACGAGGCAATCACCTCTGCGCAGTCGCAGGTTGCAGGCTTTAAGCCAATCACCGCATTGGATACCGCTGGCCAGAAGGAAATCACTTCTTTTAGGGAATTCCTTAAACTTCCAGAGGAACGCGCAAGTGATCAACTAAAACAGATTGATCCGAAAGCTTACGAGACAGCCGTTGCTCTTGGCGAGAAATACAGAAAATTAGCAACTGAAGAATTGCCTGCAACTACATCGCAACAGACCGAAGACCTGCGAAGCCAGATTGAGCAAGAAGCTTTAAATCAATTAAGACTTGGTTCTACGCTTGGTGCGGATGAGCGCAGGCAGTACGAGCAGGCAGCTCGCGCAGCTCAGACAGTTCGAGGCAATATCTTTGGTGTTGCTCCTGCCGTTCAAGAAGCTGTCGAATCTGGTGCTGCTGGCGAGGCTCGTAAGCTTGCTCGATTCGGAGCAGCCTCGCAGTTCTTGTCTTCTGGCCAAACAACTGGTGACGCACTACAGCGCGATATCGCACTCCGCGATGCGTTGCTACAGACAAGGCTTGGATCTGCTGCTGGTTTTGTTGCTGGTGGTCCATCCCTTTACAATCTTGGTAGTGCAAGGACTGCACAACAGAACGCAGCGTTCCAAGGCTACATTCAAGCCAATCAGGCACTTCCTGGTAGCTTTGGCCAAGGGGCAAGCACAGCACAACAATTTTATCAAACAACTAATCCAAATGCTCCGCTTGCACTACAGCAAACCGCTGCGTCACTTTATAACACGCTGGCGAATTATAATGCCAGCACATATGGAAATTATCTACAAGCGCAAAGCCAGCAACCATCTGGAGCTGCGCAATTCGCACAGATCGCTGGTGGTATTGGGAATCTTGCTTCACCAATAACAAGCGGATTTAAATCATATTCACTTGGCGGAGTAGCGTAACATGGCCGATCTAGTACAGTTCGGACCATTTACTGTTTATAAAAGCCCAGCCTACGAAGAGGCTGTTAGGCAGAAGCAAGCTGATGTCGCAACTGAGCGCGAAACAAAGAAGATGCAGCAGGACTACCTGCGCGCTCAAATTGAGAAATTTAATACAGAGCAAGAGTATCTAAAAAGTCCAGAAGGCCAAGCCGCGCTCCAAGCCGAGAGAGAGAAGGGAATGCTTGGAGTAGAGAAGTTAAAGGGTGAAATTGCTGCCGAAGAAGAGAAGCGCAGAAAGGCATCTCCTGAATATGCTCCAATTGAGGCTGCTCGTCTTAGCGGACTAAGGAGCGCGCTGGAGCAGGAATTGGCAGGGCAGGGTGAGGTTGCCTCCTCTGCTGGAGAGCGAGTTAAGAATTTACAATCCGCATCAGCTGCGCTTCCAGAAGGAGCTGCTGGTCCTGTCATGCAAAAGGATATGGCAACTCAAATGATGCGCCCTGCGCTAGAGCTTGAGGCCGATATGCGCAAGAGGATGATTGGAACAGAAGCTGCGCAGGCTGCGACAAGCAAGCAACTAGGCGAACTTACTGGAACACTTCCAGTACCAGAGGGTCTTGGTGGCGGAACAGTTCCAGCCACAGCGAATATTGGATCGATTTACCAGCAGAGATTGGAACAGCTCGTTCCGATGAAGGCAAAGGCTATATCTTATATTAATTCATTTCCAGAAGGTTCACCAGAGCGCATGGCTGCCGAGCAGACCATTGGCAAAATGTCTGGATACGAAGATGCGCAGACCAAGAAGATCGCTCAGAACGCACTCAAGATCCCTGGTCTTGAAGGAATGGCAAGCAGCGAGAAATCTGCCAATGAAGTGCGCGGACTTGTGCCAAACTTTGTCTCATCTGTTGGAGGAATCGACGAACTCCTTGACCTTGGCAATCAAGTTCAAACAGGCGATGTTTTGGCTAGGCCAAGACTCATGGCTCGCGCGGATGCGATCAGAACAGCCCTTGCTGGACAAATGCGTATTGCAATCGGTGGTCCTGGCACGATGACGCAGGAAGATAGGAACGTGTTGATGACTGCAATCGCAGATCCTACTGCCGTGATTAACTTTGCTGCGCCAGAAAGACTAGGCGAGCTGAAGAAGGTTTTGGCTAGAAAGTTTGTTGCCGATGCTCGCGCTAATGGATTCGGAATTAAGTCAGTTCAAGCAGTTCTTGATGCCAATGCAGATCCAGAAGATATTGGCTCATTCGGAATGAAGAGAAAGAGCGCATTTAAGACTGAGGCCGAAGCTCGCGCTGCTGGGATGCGTGATGGAGATGTTGTAAATATAAATGGTCAGCAATTCAGACTAGCCCCATAATAAAACAATGGCACTCATACCAGTAAATAGTAAGGGTGAGGAGATTGCGGTTGAAGCTCCAGCCACTCAAGACAGAAGCATTCCAGAGATGGTGGGTAGACAGGCTGGACTAATCGCGCGCGAAGCGATTACGCCTGCAACTGTTGGTGCTGTTGGTGGAGCAATAGCAGGCGCGCCATTTGAGGTTGCTGCCCCTGCCGCTCGCGTTGGTGCTTCTGGCGCATTCTTGGCTGATATCGGCGCAAAGGTTTACAATTCGCTCGTTGCGCAGGGTGACGAGAAGAGGAAAGTACCAGAACTCAGCGCGGTTCTGGAGGATATCAAGAATCAGATTGGCCTGCCCAAACCAGAGACTCCGCTTGAGCGCATTGAGTCCAGGGTTGTGGGTGGAGTTGCCGAGATGGTTCCGCTTGTTATGGGTGGTCAAGCTATGGCTGGGATGAAGGGTGCGCCCAGGGCAATCCAGAAAATAGGCGAGATACTTGGTGCTTCGCCAAAAACGCAGGTTGCTGGTGCTGCACTTGGATCTGGAGCTGCTGCTGCTGCTGGGGAAGCTGGCGCAAGTCCGCTGGAGCAAGGGATTGTTGGATTAGCTGGAGCTGTTGCTCCTTCGCCAATTTCAAGAATGGCTCAAGTGGCATCTACTGCCAGCAAGCTTGGAGTTTCCCCAATCCCAGCAATGATCGCTGGAACGGCTGGGGCAACTGAGACATCTAAAAATTTCATATTAAGAATGCTTCGCGGTGGTAAGACTCAAGAGCAGATTGCCAAGAATATTGAGCTATATGGTCAAGCTGGAACTACACCAACCCTAGCACAAGCAGTAGAGAATCCATTGACCCAAGCAATCGAAACAAGCACAGGAAGATTCCCAAGTGGAATGACTGCAATGCGCGAGAAGGGCATGACACAACAAGCCGAAGTTGGCAAAAGGGTTGAAGAACTAAGAACTCAACTATCGCCAATTACGGAACCAGTTGAGGCAGGCAAGGCAATCCAGAAGGGATTCTCTGAGGTATTTGTACCCAGAGCGAGGCAGACCCAAAAGGCTCTTTATAATCGTTTTGACCAATACATGCCAGAGCGCACTCCGATTAATTCGGACGAGACTATGGGTAAATTGTATGAGTTCACTAATAGGCTTGGTAATGCTTCACCAGAACTGCAAGCTTCAATTTCAAATACGCAACTAACGTCGCTTTTGGGTGGGCTTGAGGAAACAAAGAGATTAAGTCCATCTGGAGAAATTCCGTTTAACGTCTTGCGCGATTTACGCTCTTGGGTTGGCGAGAAGATAGCTACAGTTGATCTGGCTCCAGACGTACCCAAGGCGCAATGGAAGAGTCTGTACGGAGCATTGTCTAAGGATCTTGAGAACGCAGCAGCGCAACAAGGGCCAGAGGCTCAAGCTGCCTTCAAGAAGGCGAATGTTTATACCAAGAAATTCCACGATACAATGGATTCGATCCAATCTGTGATCCTAAATAAGAATCCAGAGGATGCTTATCAAGCAGTAATCAGCGGATCTCGCAATGGACCAACCAAGCTTCGCGAAGTATTCAACGCAGTACCTAAGGATGCTCAGAAAGCCGTGTCTGCTGCCTACATTTCAAGGATGGGCAAGGCAGTTGCTGGTCTACAGGACGAAACAGGCGATGTGTTCAGTACTGCGAAATTCTTGCAGAACTACGGCAAGCTTGATAATGCTTCAAAGGACATCTTGTTTGGCAGGTTCGGCAGTAAATTTAAGAATGACATGGAAACAATCGCAAAGGTTTCCAACAAGATCAGAGAAAGCACCAGCATTGTGGCGAATCCTTCTGGAACTGCTGGTGCTGTCGTTGTTCCTGCCACGATCACAAGCGGAGTTGGATCAGTCGCTGCTGGCAAGTTTGGATTTGCATCTGGCATCCTTGGCACACTTGTTGGTGCGAACCAAGCTGCTCGACTATTCACCAATCCAGAGTTTGTAAGCTGGCTTGCCACAAACGCAAATAAGCCTGTCTCCAACACATCCGCAGCCATCGCCACACTAAACAAGATTTACGAAGCAAACCAAGATCCAGACATCAAGGAAATTCACGATGCCCTCCGCAATCAAGCGGTTGAGCAAGAAATCAATAAGAAATAGGGTGTGCTATGAGCGGAACAGAAGTAGATCCGCTCCTATTGGCTGCAATTGAGACAGTCAAGCTTGAGGGTAGGTTCGATCACAACGGCAATTTGGCGATTTACAAGTTGCCTGACGGAGATGGTGGTGGAAGCTACGAGATAGCTGGGATCAATGACAAATACCATCCAGAAGAATTCAAAAAGCTCTCAGAGTTGCCAGCGGAAGAAAGGGCGAAAGAAGCAGCGCGATATATCAAAGAATACACCAGCCCACTCGTATCCAAATTGCCTAAAGTCATGCAGGCATTCACACAAGATCTCGCGTTCAATAGAGGGATGGGCGGTGCAACAAGGTTTATCCAGAAAGGGCTAAACGCTCTCAAGATTAAGGTGGATGTGGACGGCAAGATTGGTCCGAAAACATTGGATGCAATTAACAAGGTTCACCCACGCGCGTTAATGCAGGCGATGAGTCAGGCGCAATTGGATTACGAATACGAATTGGCCTACAACGACTCAAGCCGAAAGAAGTTTATCGCTGGTCTTGAGAACAGGATAAGGAATCGGCAGGCGATGTGGGGGGTGGGCTAGTGCGGAAGAAGAAGGGGGCGAAGAATAGTATTGCCAGCCCCAATGCTCGCGCCGTCCGATCCAATAAGAATAAGATTCAATCCGCTACCAACGTTAACAAGCGCGCTGTCAGTCCCAACGTAGCTACTGCCAGCCTTAACGACAGCACCTCCACCAGGCTTGAGGTAACTCCCACCAGCTTGGACGTAAGCACCTTCAGGGGTAAGAAGTGTGTCTCCTGCTTTGACAAGCGCGCCACCAGCACCCACAGCGGAATTCCCAGCAAGCACATGCGTACTGCTGCCTCGATAGACGGCAGCCACAATTTCTTGGCTCAAGCGGTCATCCGCGAGACATGTAAACGCAGTAGAGATGGCAAGCGCGATAAGTGTGTTTGTAGTTTTCATTTTTCTAGTATCTGCTAAATTAGGAGTACGTCAACAATGAAATTAAGTTCACGGCAAATAGGTGCGGTAGGGGTGGCTCGCGTTACTAGTGCGTTGTTGCGATGCGGATATAATGTGCTTACGCCTTACGAGGATTTTGCTGGGTACGACGTAGTGGCGGAGAAGAATAACAAGTTTTACCGCATCCAAGTTAAGACCGCCCAAGCCATAGAGCTTGGTCGTACCAAGTACCGCTTCACTACCAGTAGTGGTAATGGGTTTAACATACCAAAGCGCGCTATTAGTGGTGTGGATTACGTTGCATGTTGGGGGATGAATGATGATTTGTTTTGGCTGTTGCCCATCGCCAAGTGCAGGTCTGTAACAACCAAGCTTTGTCCGTCGACAGGAGGTGGTTGGCGTGTATTTAAAAACCTATGACCGAGAAGGAGGCATGGCAGTATTTCGAGGATGGCTTGAAGGACGCGCAGTCTTTTGACGAGGCGGTGGAGTGGGTGAAGAAGAACCAAAAGATGGTCAAGAAGTTGACTATGCAAGCAATGATTCGCAAGTTTGACGAGGATATTAGTCACGCTAATAAAACTTGGCTTAATTAAAAATAGATCTCGACGCGCCCTGGGTTGGTCTGCTAAAACCAACAAATGGGCAAAATCAATAGCAGGGCAAAGGGTGCAGCAGGGGAGCGTGAATTAGCCAATTATCTTCGCGAACAGGGCTGGCAGAAGGCTCGCCGTAGTCAGCAATATGCTGGTAATCCAGAGGGTGGGAGTGGTGATGTGGTGTGCGAGAACTTCCCCTTCCATATCGAAGGCAAACGCTGTCAGGCTTTAAAGCCAGAGGAGTGGATGGAGCAGTCGAAGCGTGACTGCCCAGCAGGTAAGATCCCAGCGGTGTTCTTCCGCCGTAATGGCCGTAAGGAATGGCTTGTTATTTTAACCGCCGACAGCGCGTGCGAATTGGCTAGACAACTCGCCCCTGCCAATGTCACTATTGAATATGCACCAAATCAACCAACACACACAACAGTCGCGAAAGGATTTTATGTACAAGAACAATCTGATCTCTCAACTATTAACCCCAACAAGTAAGAATCTGTTTTCAGTCCTAGTCCAACTTACACCTGACACAAAAACCAAAACCAAAAAAAGAAAGGTACGAAATAAATGAGCCTAACACTAAGTGAATCGGCAAAAGCAACGGAACGTCAACTGCCAGAAGCAGGAACGACGATGGGAGTCTTGGTCCAATTGATTGACATGGGACTCCAAGAAACCAATTGGGACGGCGAGAAGAAGATGTCTCCCAAAGTGAGACTAACCTTCGAATTGCCTGACCAAGTGATTGAGGGAGAGGTGGTGGAGAACGGCAAGACCACAAAGGTTACCAAGCCCATGATGGTCAGTCTTGAGTTGACTCGCTCGCTGGGTGAGCGTGCAACACTCCGCAAGCACCTTGAGTCTTGGCGCGGTGCAGCCTTCACGTCGAAGGAGCTGGCCTCGTTCAGCCTCAAGAATCTGCTTGGCAAAGCAGCCCTGCTAACCTTGATGCACAAAACCTCGCAGGCAGGCAGGCAGTATTGCGCCATCAATGCGATCAGCAAGTTGCCTAAGGGCATGACTGCTCCCAAGGAGTCGGTTAATTCGCATGTGTTCTACGAGATTGAGAATGGTCAGAACGAAGTCTTCGCTGCTCTTCCAGAGTGGCTACAGGACAAAGTTCGCGCCAGCAAGGAGTTCCAGATGGCAGCAGGGAAACCTACTGCCAGCAAGGCTGAACTTGACGCAGACGGCAACCAGGTTCCGTTTTAAATTGTATGGCACTTACTATTACCAGTAAGGAGCCATCGACAGCTAGACTTGTTCAAACCGAGTCTAGCGGTCATTGGTATACCGAAGATGGAAAATCCGCACACGTTGTAATTGGGAAGAACGGCAACGAGCGGAATACAACTGTGGCAGATGCCAGGAAGATGGGTTTATATCCTAGCGTCACTTCGATTTTGTCTATTTTGGATAAGCCCCAATTGACCAACTGGAAAATTGAACAAAGTATCATGGCATCGCTTACCTTGCCAAAGGAGGAAAATGAAACGCTCGAAGATTACGCTAGAAGAGTGGTTAAGGACTCTAAAGAGTCAACATCGAAAGCAGCTGAGCATGGCACGCGAATGCACGAACAGGCCGAGAATATCCTCATGGGACGCGCTGTGTGCAAAGA